CTGATTCCTTTGCCACACCAAAAGCAGACTTAGCTGCCCAAGCTGCTCTTATCCCAGTATTAAATACTGGGTGAAAGAAAGCTATATTTAATGGATCTACTACACCTGCAACCAATGTTGCACCTATACCTGATCTTTGAAACACCTCACGATTTTGTTGCATAGCCATCAAATCATTTTTTATATATTGATAATGCTCCATGTTCTTGGCTCTTGATAGTTCATCAGCATAAAAATAATCTTCATTCTTTTGTATTTCACCAAGCCAATCAAATGATTCATCATATGGTGTATCTATAAAATTAAAGTATTCAGCAGTAGTATTAGTAATAGGTAGCCATTGATATTTAAAGTTAGCCTTAACTCCTTCAAAGAATGTTGGATCAACTCTACCCTCACTATCAGGATATATAGAATGTAGTGGCTCAACTTGTGTAGCAAGATCACCAGTAGGATTAAAGCCTTGTGGTTTTGTGCCAGTATATTCAAGCCTCATTAACCAAGCTCCTGATCCATAAAGTTAGCATTATCTCTTATAACAAAGCCTAATAAATTAGCTCTATCTCCTACCCTACCTCTTGTCTGTAAATGTATTTTAGTTTTAGTATTATTGAATTCACCATAATTATATGCTTGATGAAAACCTGCTTGTCTAAAGTAATACGATCTTAAATCAGGATCATCTGTATTTATAGCTTTTGTGATGGATTCATAATATTTTGGAAATCCTCTTTCTTTATCCTTTAATCTGTCATGACCAAACTGATAAGAGAAATCAATTAATGCCTTTTGCCTATCAACAGCAAGTTCTCCAAAATTAGGAAACTCATTACTATACTGCTCATATATTTCTTTTATTTTATCTGTATAAATAAGATCAGCTACTTGCTGTTTCATTCCTTCTGTGCCACCTAGATCTCTTTTAAAGTCATTCATTTTTTCTCTAAGCTGTGCAGTTGTACGATCAGAGTTTGAATTAAGCCATGCTTGTAGTGGTTTCAGCTTAGATACTAAACTGTCTGGCATCTTGTCATAATCCTTATCTGTAAGATATTGAATGTTAAAACCTCTGCCTATAGATAATGTGTTGGCATCTATGTATGGAGCAACTTTAAAATCTTCTTTTTCTGAAGTGTAATTTACTATATCAATCAAATTGTCTTGTATTTCTACAGCAACATCAGGTGTATAAAGAGAATTTTTTATTTCTCTTACTGTATCTAACATACCTTCTTTCATTGTTTCGGCACGAGTTATTAATTGCCAAGATGGATTTTCAAATCCTTTACCTGCTATCTTTTTTTCAATATAACTATCTTCTAATCCATTTACATATTCCGAAAATGATTTATCTCTTGTGCCATCTTCTTTAAGTGTACCCTTTTGTAGTATATCAACTACACGATTATTTGTACCTGCTTGTTGTCTTACACCAAATTTATCATAGTCCTCAAATTCTTGTTGTGACTTTGATTTAAATATTTCAGATGCCAATTCATAATCACCTGAAATAATAGGTGTTTCTAAATTTTTTACTGATTTTAATGTTGAGACGTAAGTAGGATCTCTCTTATCATTACCAATAAAATCTACAAAATTAATATTTTCTATACTAGGTTTATATAAAGATAGTTCGGATTCTGGAATTTTTGCTTTTAGTTTAGATAATCTTGAATTGTAAACTTGATTTATGCTTCTTTTTCTTGCTTCTTCTGCATCATAACTTAACTGTTTATCAAATTCTTTAGTATTAAAATATATTTCAACACCTTCATTATTTAGCAATGCTCGACCATCTCTATTTACTATTGTGTATGCTTGATCTCCAAACTGTGAGTTTCTATAATCAGGCAAAAGAAAATACTCTGATCCTAAAACACCATCTACTTTTGTTGTTTCAGCAACCATATTGTTCACATACAATTTAAACTTATCATAGTTACCATCTACATATTTTCTTTGTGGTGAAAATCTAGTTCTTTGATCTTTTAGCCCTAGATTTTGCACATCATAAATAGTTTCATCTTCAATATATAACTTATCATAAGTGCCATTGATTACTTTAATCATATTCTCAAGATTAAACTCTGCCATTTTTTCATTACCAACACCTTTTAATCTTTTAAACACTAATAGTTTTTGCACATAAGGCTTCATTTGATTCCAATGTTGTGCCTTTACATCTGTTTTTGCTAATACAGATTCAAGACTTTTATCAACAGAAGTAGTGGTAGCTTCAGGTAAAAACTCTTGAACAACAAGTTTTATATTTTCATTTAAATCTTTTTCAGTAGCAGGTATCCTAGAGAAATAATTAAACGCATCAACTATGTCACCACCATTAGCCCTAGCTACTGCATCAATAGCAATAAACTTAAAGTATTCATCATCATATCCTTTTAACTTAGAACGACCATCTTTTGTATATGCAGTATTGTTCCACATATCCAATACTCTATTAAGATACTGTGTTTTTTGTGATCGTGTTGCACTATCTAATGCAGTTAATGTTGTTATATCAGGGTGTTTAAATAACTCGTGCATTGATGTAGGTACAACAGATTGTGTCCTTACCATTCGCAATGCCATATCATATTGCTCTTGTGGCATAGTTAATAAGTTCATAGATGTAATTTTTGTGCCTAACTCTTTACTTAGACCTGCATTTAAACCATCTCTTGTTTTGTCATTGTTCTGTAAAATAGTAGGTGAAGTTGCTGAGCCGTTTAATAAATTAGCAAAACCTGATGTTTGATAATCTTCGCCCATAGCAGTCATAAGTTTATCTGCATCACCTGATCTATTGCTAATTTCACGAGTAATAATACCCATATCAGTTCTTGAAAGATTTAAATTATTTTTTAAATCAAATACTTTTTGTAAATCATCTATCGTTACAGCATTATCTGACAATTCTATAATCGTATTAATAAGTTTTTGTGATGGTTTTTTACTTTGCATTATTTGTTCAATGCCTTTGATAGCTGTACCATTTTCACCAAGTCTATCAACTACATGTCTCACTGTTCCAAGTGCCTGACTTCTTCTTAGTTCTGAAAATAAATCAGCAGCAGCAGGTGCTTTAATATGTCCGTCTTGCACAAGGCTATTAATATTATCTGTTATTTCTTTTACAGTTTCATTTATATCTGTATCTATTTGATTAAATACTTCAGGACCTTCTACTTCTATATCACTCTTTTCAAGATTTCCTTTTGTATATGTAAGTGTAGCTAATGAATTTATATTGTCTCTAGTTGTTAATAAAGTATTTTGTGCAGCTACTCTTTCATCTCTAGCAATAGTATCATTTAATATTTTATTAGAATGCAGTACCTTTTGATTTGTAATCTTAGTAATAAAGTCAGGTATGTATTGTTCCATGCCATTATCTTTAAAACTTTTTACATGAGCCTCTATATATGTATTAGCTTGTGTGTCGAAAGAATCTTTATCATATCTGTTTTCACTTTGTAGTTTTGCAAACTCACTCTTAGACATTATACCAATAGCATTGCTATATCTTTGTGCTAATATCTTTTGTGCATATGGTGTACCTACTTCAGTAAAGTTTGCTTTTTCAAATACAACTTTACCATTATCAGCAACAGCTAATGTCTTTGCCCTTTGAACATCATCTTTTATAGCATCTTGCTTAGCTTCTTCCCAAAAAATCTTCTGCATTGAGTTTCCTAACTCAGCTACAGCATTACCTAATTGAACTGCACCAGTATCTGCACGAACAACTCCAACTGGTTTGTTTCTAAATGTAGTAGGTTTTGATCTAATAAACTCTGCCATTATGTATAAAGTCCACTTCCACTTGTACCCATGTCACCACCAGTAACACTACCTGCTTTCATACCTGCACTCAATAATGTACCAAATGCTTTATATCTATATGCTCTGGATATATTATTTGCTTTTGTTACTGCCATAACTGCTTGTTGAGAATACTTACTTTGTTCTGCAAGGTTCTGATAGTTAGATCTTTGTGCTAATGTTTTATTATCTTGTTCAGCTTTTTTTAATAATGCCTTATATGATCTATCTTCTGCTCTACCAGTAACACCTGCTATAGCTGCATTCTGATTCTTAAAAGATTGTAAGTTTGCCATAATATCATTATGCTCTTGCAATGCTTGCAAGGCTCTTATCTTTCCTTGAGTCTTAACATTACGAGCAGTTAATGCACCTTCTGCTTTTGCACCTGCTCCTGCATCACTATATGCTTTAGCTGATAAAAGTGCTGATGCTATATATAGTTCAATCAAAATGCTACCTCTACTATCATTCCGTTAATTTGTAAGTCCAAAGGAAAAGACTGTGATACTATAACTCTTGGATCACGACTATATCCTAACAATCTAAACTCCTCTTTACCAGTAACAGCAGACCTTTCCATCAAGCCACCTGTCACTGTATCTGTTGTATTTCTTATAACCAAGTCTCTACTAGTTGATGTAGTACTTGGTCCTTGAACACTTACAGCTAGTGTTGAGAATAAATCTAGTATGACTTTTGGTATTTGTCTAGGCTCACCAGTCAAAGGTCCACCTTGTATAGTGGCATCAATAGGTAAAGTTTTAAGTGTAGGTGTAAAAGCATAGCCTATAAATGCCTGAGACAATCCACTCTTTACTGCACTAGCATCTATTGATGCACCTGATACAGTAAATGATCCTAAAAAGTCATTACCATTAGTAGCTTTAACTACAGCATCATTAGCAAAGTGTGATCCTAAACTGCCAAAGACACTAGCACTACCACTAAATGTATCACAGAAATCCATAGGCATATCTGTTTGAAACTCTTCAAGAAACAATTTAGTTGTTCCTGAACCATCATCTCTAGCACACACAACGAACAATCTTTCATGCACTGCACATATACTATGCCATGTTCCTTCAGTATCCCATAATGTCCAACCTGCTTTTTGATCTCCTCTTACGGAATAAAATACAGCTATAGTGCCATCATTGTTTATAAGAAAAGCATATGACTCACTTCGATTCAATGCACCTTTGATTGATGTCATCTGAACTGGATCAAGTATTAAATGAGGTGCAAGACCTGACACAGCCACAGATGTGTATGCTGCTTCAGAGTCTGTAAATAGAAACTCTCTCAATGCACTACCAGTTTTCTGTATAAACAAAGTCGCACCATCAAACACTGTAGGTTTTACAAATGATGCACCATAAGGAGTTTGTCTGCGTATCTGTGCGTTAGAAGGTGTAACTGGTTTGTCTGTTGGTGCTTGAACAAACAACTCAGCACCAGTAGTAAAGACTTGTAAATCTCTGTTAGATACTAAATGTCTAATAGAAAAGATCTCACCTACGTTTGCAGTAAGATCAAGAGCATCATTATCTTCTGCATCACCTATATCAAAGTTAAAGAACTGTCCTGACCTACTACCCCAAATGCCATCAGGTTGTGCCAATGTACCACCAAACCATAATCTATTTTGATGAAAAGTAACTGCAGCAGGATAACCTCTAAGTGGAGAATAACTTTGTTCACTAAACTCAGTAGTTGCTGCACCAGTAACAATACGAGGACTACCACCACCAATAGCACTTGATGTAGCAGTAGCACTGCCACCTGCAGTAAATTCAAATGTATTCTCATCAGGAACTGCTGTTATAGTTCTTGCACCATTTATATTACTATTAGCAATACCTCCTACTGCACCTGATCTTTCAAATGTAACTGAAGCACCAGTAGCTAAACCATGCAAAGCTTTTGTAACTCTAACTGTTCCACTACCTTCAAATGTTTTAATACTATCTATTTCTAATTGCTGTCTAATTGTACCTGCTATATTTACTGTAGCAGAAGTGGCACTTGCCACTGCAGTAACACGACAACGAGTTTCACCTATAAGTATATCAACTCCTACATGACCTGCTACAAAGTAATCAGCACTAGCAGTTAATGTTCTACTATTACCACTTGTATTATTACAAGCCATA